GTGGCATCTAATGACAGCGAGCTATCAGCAGACCTAGTTGGGGATGACCAATTGAACGACATGAAGGAGTTCCAGCTATCCGCTTTGCTTCCTGTGCGTTCAAGTCCAGATTGCGGTTCAGTGTCCCTTCGAATTATGTTCCAAATGGAAATTCCACACAACACGGCCCCCATCACTCCAATAGCAGTGGGTATATCACAAAATTCTGACATGTGTCGTCTACTACGCTCGAATAACTCTCTGCGTAGAGCAGGATTCTCTTGTGTCAAGTTCTGTAATCTCTTCACGCGCGCTGAAAATCCTAGAGCGCGTCTCAACCACATGTGTAGAAAGAACAAGACAAAATAAATTGCGGCCATTGTAGCTGGGAATGTCCACCAATCGTACATTTTCTTGGTGAGAACTTGAACAACGTACTTCTCTTCATAAAACCAATAGTACACGATTCTTCCAAGTTGTCGTTGAATTTCATAGAGATCTTCATAGAAGTACTCGCTGAAATCTAAATAGTTCGTTGTGTAGATTCCTCGCGAAGCGTAATATTCTCGATTCTCGAAGACTTCTTTCGACCATTGAGGAAAAAGTGGAATTGGTCCGAACTTCGTCTTTGTGCGGACCTCAAGTGTCACAAGTTCCCATTCTCTGGGATGAAACAACCGCATGTATTTGGGATTTATTCTATAAGGTTCTAAATGTCTACCAATGTTTTCCAATGCAAAAATTAAAAATGTGAAAAATATGAATATTATACAAGACCATGTAAAACTCCTTTTAAGGAGTGTTGTGATTGGTAGAAAAATTTGCCTTTCTGCGGCAACGAATTGAATATATCTTTGCTTCATCCTGCCCAACAATGTGGGCTGACCATTACTTTCTAGCCATGGTTGTGGGACAAGACTGAGAGTTTTTGAGATCACTCCTTCTGGAATGTGAGATATTTCCTCCAAAACTGATTCCCTTAGCACATTGCCAGTGCTTTGATCTATGGACCATATGTACTTCCATTTGACAAAGGGATTCAAG